CTTGCTCTTAGGAGCGCCCATGTTAAGTTTTACACCCGTGGTTGCTGGCGCACGTTTCGGAGCCTTGGTCTTAGTAATCTTGCCGCCGCTGGCTTTCTTAATCATTTTACCAGTCAGGACGTTCTCGCCCATCGCCATACGCTTGTGTTGGTTTATCTTGGGAGATAAAGACTTAGCCGCTGATGATTTTTTAGCTTTTGATTTCTTTTTACTAGCACCTGATTTGTCCATTGTGCCTACAGCCGAAAACTTTCTTTTGCCTGAAGCTTTTTCCATTCCTTCGCTTTCTTTGCGTCTAGACTTAAGTGACTGTTTTCCTTTGGTTTTATTTCTGGCTCCTAAAGACTCATCCAGCTTGTCGTTGTAACCTTGCTTCTTGGTCTTTCCTCCAGACTTCATTCCAAGACCTACGGCTTTTTTGCGTAGCCTATCCATCTCATCACGGGCATTACGCTCACGCGATCCTACACGAGAAAGCTCTGCTTTCTTATCTCTGCGCTCTGCTGCATCCATTGGACGGCGAGCTTTAACTCTACGCATCTCATCGGATGCATTATCCTGTACGCCAATTACTCTAGCTTCTTCATCACGAAGGTTTCTTTTCATTGAACCTCCGCTACGCATTCCTTTTTTATTAGCAGGGCCAGCTTTCTTAGCCATACCACCGCCACGCATTGCTCTTTTCTTAACTGGGCCTGATTTCTTTACTCCGCGCATCTTTCAATCTCCTATAATATTCTTTACGGGTTTCGTACATTTCAGATACTTCGTAGGTTTTAAAGTATCTTTCGTAGTAACCACGACTAACGAGCTTGTTAGACGCTTCCTGTAGCTTAGATAATCTTTGCACAAAAATAAGTGCGTATTCTATATCGGACTCACCTTCAAAGGTTCCATCATCAATTAGCTCATTAACTTCTTGTTGAGGATGAAATCCCATGACCCAAAGGTCTTGATCCTTAAAAAACTTCTCTGAAATACATTCATTAACATCATCAAGATATTTATGAAAGTGATCTGCATCTTCGATAAATGACGTATCTACCACAATCACCAAGTCCTTGGTGTCACTCCAGTTAAATAAAGCATCAAAGACTATTTGATAATCATCATCTGCTTTAAAAACTATATCTACCTTTTCATCTTGCCACGCTGTCTTAGCATAAGGACAAGCGGGTAAATTATTAAAGTCAGGGTTAGGAACTTCTAGAGCATAACGAGACCAGTCCCGTATTTCTTTTTTAATCTGTTGCATACAAGAAATCTTCAACTTTTTCTTTAAGCTTAATAATTTCTTTTTCTTCCATATTAAAGTTTTGTGCTACTTTAGATTCAAGTCGTGCAATTCTTTCCTCTAAGGAAAAAATCCTACCTTCCTGATCATCATGAATAGCCTGCTCATCGGGATCAAGTTTTAGAATATAACCATTAGGAAAAGCGCCTTCTACCATACAATGAGAAACTCTGTGTCCTTCCCCATTGTCATCACCTGTTGGGCCTTCTCTTGCGAAAGTAATTTTCCCTGAAGGAATGCCGTGATAATGCATTTGTCCACACTCTGGACAATTAAAGATAATTTGATTTTTTCTTCTAAAACATCGCATTGTAGGTATGCCCAATGCTTCTTGCGATTTCCTAGTTAATTCAACCATAGCAGTTCCCCGTTAATAATAATCTGCTGTTCGATGGTAGGTGGGTTCGTCTGCCTCATCAGAGGCAAGCTTTATAAACCCTCCCTTCCTAAATCTTATCAATGCCTGAGTAGATGAGTCTACTAGGTCATCGTGTTCACCTGAGGGGAAAGCAGCAAACTCATCCATCACTTCCTCAGCAAAGCGGGTCTCTGGACACCACACCATCCCTGAAGCAAACAGATCAGCTACAGAGTTAACCCTAGCTATCTTATCGTTACCCCGTGAGGGTGTGAATTCAGAAACAGGAATACCCATCGCTCTCAGCTCAAAGATCAGAGGAATACCCGTGGCTTTAGCTTCCACAATAAAAGCATCTGGCTGAACTTCGGTATACATATCAAAAGCAGTACGCTTTAGTTCAGGAAACTCAAGTCGTTCCTTGTAAGCATCCAGAAGAATAATATTCGCTTGTGAAATACCGTTATCGTCTGGACGGTAGAAAACTCCCCATGTAGTGCAAGCAGAGTAGTCAGATCGTTGTGTTTTAAGGAAAGCGGTATCCCACGACTGAATAACAAAGTCGCACTGAGGAGGATCGTCCTTCTCCCAGATGTTCCACCACTCACGCTTAACCAGCGCCCCTTCTTCTGAAGTAGGATTCTGCTGGTACTGAGCCATCCACTTGGATGATGGCAGCTCGTTACGAAGAGCAATCAGCTCTTCTAGCCTCCAGAACTGAGGCCATAGAGCTTTCTCATCCTTTCCGTTTTCATTAAAGACTGCCGGGAACTCAATTACTTCCCATTCATCCATGCCCTCTCTTTGAGTAGAGGACTTAATAATCTTCCCGGTAAGATCGCGCATATGCCATCGCGTCATCACGATAACAATAGCGCCTCCGGGTTGAAGTCGCTGGCGTGGGCCGGAAGTGTACCAGTCGTATGTCTTATCGAACACAGCGGGGTCAGCACTCTGTCCTTCCTGTTCACTATGAGGGTCATCAATGATGAGCAGATCAGCACCTTTACCAGTAACAGCTCCTCCAACACCGATAGCGAAATACTCACCACCTTTGTTGGTACTCCATCTCCCAGCAGCTTTAGAGTCAGCCCGTAATGCCAGCTCTGGGAAAACCTTTTTAAAATCATCATCATCGACAAGGTTACGAACCTTTCTGCCGAATCCAACAGACAGCTCAGCAGTGTGGGCAGTCTGGATAACTTTCTTTTCAGGATACTGCCCTAAAAACCATGCTGGCAGTAAGTACGAAGCAAACTCGCTCTTAGTATGGCGCGGCGGCATATTAACTATTAACCGCTTTAAATCCCCGCAAGCTATACGCTCAAAAGCATCAGCCATGATCTTATGATGCTCACCATCAATAAACGCAGGCCACATATTCTTAACAAAATCGATAAAATTTACCCTAGACTTCTCACGGGTACGAGACCTATCTAACTCCTTAAACAAAGACAAAATATCGTCCTGCTCAGATGGAGGTAGTTGTTTAATCTTTTCTAACTGGGACTGCGTAAGATTCAATTATCCCCCTAGTACATACTAGCTATGACCATCTTAGTAAACCCCCCAACAAAGGGGGGTTTCTAGTACACCCTAATATAATGTACTAGTAGGTCGTTCTAGACATAGCTAGGATAATTGTAGCATATGATGCCTCTTGACAAATCAAGTGTCAACAGCCAATCAGCATAACCCCTCACCTTCAGATTTTTGCAAAAAATTTTTATAGGTCTGTGAACCTATTGATGTATTAGTAAAAAGGGTCAGATTACAAAATCGTTTGTGTGGAATACTGTGTATAGCATGACGTAGTCATCTGTGTATCGGGGGGGGTGGGGTAAAGGGGTCAGGTGTTAGGCTATTGAGGTATCAGGTGTCACTCTATTAGGTATCAGGTATCACACTATAGAGGTATCAGGTATCACACTATCGAGCTCGAAGGTTATTGGTCTAATGGACTTGGTCGGCTTCTTCGGTGGGCATGGCAGTGAGCTGGTCTAGTTTAGTCTGCAGCTCGTTCAGAATTTCATCACTGCTTCTCTCTGATTTAATCTCGACAGTGTCCTGAAATACTCCACACGTTCTGCCTAGCTCCACGACAGATCGGATGGCATTCGCTTCGGACTCAGCATGATCGGTGTAATGTCTGAGCTTAGATAGCACTCGATCTCTGTCAGACACAGCCTGAGAGAGGGCTTGGCTATGTGCAACCGCTGCTTTCTTGTCAGAATACTCTTTTATGATGGGGGCGATGTGGGGGCTAGCAGCTAGGCGTGAAGCTTCCTTACGAATACTAGCAGGAGACATATTGTCTGCATCATAAGATCGCTTATAGCACTCAGTCATAGTGAGGTTAGTGCTACCGCATAAGGTTGCGAATAGATATTGCTTAGTGCTGAGCTTAGTGCTGAGCTTACCCTTTTTATCTGCCATCTCTACTTACTCACTACTATATAGATAAATCCAAGATAACCCCCATATCACTATCGTGCAAATAAAACATGCACCTATTTATACACTAAAAAAAAATCCTCTTATTTACAGTCTTATTTTCCCTCCAATATCAGCAGTCGTAGACCCCCCGCTCTGGCTCGTGTGAGGCCCACTATGAGATATTACCCTTAACCCATCTTGGGATATCTATTTTATAAACGTGCCGTCTACCCCTGTGAGAAGGTCTCAGATTGGCGAACGATAGCCACTTTTTTGATCAAACAGCAGAGAAATAGGGTGATTTGCAGTGACGGGCCTCTCAGAGCCTCTGATGAATAAGTCATCATTTTAGACTCACAACATAATGATACCTCAACACGATAAATGCGATTTATCTAATATCACTCTATCCACTGTACGATTCTAATCTAGAGACCAGTGATATCAAGGGTATCGAATATTTATAACTATTTACCTAATCTTTTGTTGTACACCTCCGATATAGTGTGTACTATCCACAATCGAGTTATAGATAAGTTTTAACGCTGACATGGAATAGACAGTCAGTGTCTCCCGCTCAGGGTCGAGGTGCGCTACCACAGGCATCAGCAGTCTTCCGGCGAGCAGCCATCAGTTAGGGTGAGAGTGGAGCGGTATGACCACACCGATAAATGTGGGGGATGCACCGGATGAGGGACGGTCTCTTGTGACCAGATCAAAGGTGAGCTGCGGAATCCATGAAATAAGTAATGGGCTGAACAGCAGAGAACTACAGATTCTCATAGTCACGAGGCGCTAAGAGCCTCAACTATTAAGGGGCTTTAACAAGGGGTATGCATAGACTGGTATCCCTGATTAAGACTCTTTAAACCATCAACCAACATCAACCATTAAGGTATCTATATGAACACAATCAAAAATCAATTCGACAACCTACTCACTTCTTTAACTGACGGCCAATTCTGGCAGGCGATGGATCAAATCCAAGAGCTATCAAAGGCTCTTACCTCATCGACTGATGAGAATGATTGGTCTATAGGCGAGACCGAAGGCGAGTTCCTATTAGGTGATTTCATCATAGGCGCTTGGTTCTGGCTCTCTGACAATCACAGAGGTCAGAGCTGTATGACCTATGCGGCTCTATCTGCCATCAATTCACTGGTAGTCGTTAAGCAGGATGAAATGACAGAATCAGAGCAGGATGCTTACGATTTTATTCAACGCTCAGAGGACTTGATCTAATGAGAAAATTTCTAGCAATACTAATTATCAGAGACACCAACCACTTCTCTCTCTGGTTACGAGCCCTGAAGATCGGGCTCGATGAGTCAGATGGAATTCATTTCACTATTACTCAGCGCATTCAGCTCTGGGCTATCGGCACACTATTGGGGATCATATGAAAAATAAAGTCAGAAAAAACCAACCGCCTGCCTGCTATTCCAGAGGCAAGGCTCATATCAACCGTAAAAAAGAGGCTAAAAAAACTGGGCCTCTAGATCACTGGGGGTCATACAGATGAGAAAAGTAAACATTCGCAAGTCATCCAAGGGTTGGGACATGCACGTTGACGGCCAATACTTGGGATCATACGCCACGCAGCAGCAGGCTTTGAGTCAGATAGAATTCCGAGTGCCTGAGCATAACCCTCAAGTCACTATCGACTGTCGAGGTGAGGCTGACAGTGTCACAGGCTTCATCGGTCTCACAGGTGAGGCCAAAATTTTTCAAGACTTAATGACAGACTAGGAGGTATATCGAAGGCATTCCCATGAGTGCCTTCTATTATACTTTTTAAATTCAACCACTTAGGAGATAGAAGCATGGCAGTAACATTCCAAAAAAATACAGCTCAAACCGTAGATGAAATAGCCTCTCTTGACGCAGAGATAGCTTCCCTCAAACGAATTAGAACAGAGCTGATGGAGAGCATTAAAAGTCAGGGCGAGGGCAAGTATGGAGGCTCAGAGCATTATATCGCCGTAAATGTTCGCAGGGCTGTCACACATCCCGTTACTGAGCTTAAAAAGCTTGCTAGTAGGCAATGGCTCAAAGCCCATGAGCGTGTCACAGAGAGCGTGACAGCTTGTGTGCGGGGCTATAACAAGTCAGACGATGGCTCAATAATTTTACCTTAGGAGGTACAGCATGAACAGTATCTATAAATTCAGATTGTCACAGCAGCGTAAGGCTGCGAGGAGAAAAGCTTTAATCGAGTTTGTTTCATTTCTAGGGGTCTGCGTAATGGGTGCGATTATAGGCATCATGTTTGCAGATGCTCTCGGATTACTCACTTAACTTCCCATTAACCAGTAAGGAGAATTGTCATCAACAATTCAAAATTACCTTTAGTACGCAAGCAGTTGCGCGAGTCGGGCGAGCCGTACTTCGTGCAATTAGAGAGTGAGTTGGATGACTCACAGTTATTAATCTTGATAGGAGCATGGCGCTCTGCTCAAGAGGCTCATGGAGAAGAGCCTACCAAAGATCAGGTGATATCTCACCTGACTCACTAGTAACACCGCCCCTCTTCGGAGGGGCTAACTTCAACCAATCAAGGTGACTTAAACCAATGAAATACTTAAAAACACTTACACAATTTGCTAACGAGTTCATTACCAAGACTAAAGTCGATATCTCTAGGGGTGTACGGCACACTGTCAGGCTGCATGGGCCTTCAGGCATAGGCAAGACTGCAATCATTAAGCAGTTAGTCGAGCGCCTAGCTGATGAGACTGGCGAGCCTTGGGGCTTTAAGTCTATCAACATATCCAATCATGGCGCTTGGGATTTAATCGGTGTGCCTAACATTGTGGATGGAAAGACTACCTTCGCTACTCCTGACTTCCTACCTGACCTCAGCGTAGAGGGTACGCCTGCTCATGGCATATTCTTTATGGATGAAATCGATACGGCTCAAGGTGACATGGTGAATGCCTGTATGCCTCTGATCTACGAAGGCAAGGTAGGCGGATACACTATCCCAGAGGGATGGATAATTGTAACGGCTCAAAACCGAATCGCAGACAGCTCAGGTTCTACGGTATCACCTAACGTGGCTAACACCAGACGAGCCATAGACGTAGGCATCTACGCAGATGCTAATGATCTCGCTGACTATGCGGCTACCTCTGGTTGGAGTCCCTTGATCGCTGCCTTTCTAAGCTTTCGCCCAGACCTAGTGCATGAGTATCCCAATGGGATTGATGCTAAGAAAGCTAAGACCATCACAGGCTTTGCCTGCCCTGCGACATGGGAGATGACTAACGACTACCTGCAATACGGTTACAGTGATGATGTGCTTCGAGGCTACCTGTCTGACGGTGTGCTAGGCGAGGCTGTTGCCACTGAGTTCTGCAAGTTTATCAAGATAGTCAAAAATCTTCCTAACTGGGCTGATATCTGCAAGGGCGCTCGCCCTGAGGTGTCTGATGTCAGCATCAAGTATGCCTTGACCTCTAGCCTAGCTCATCAAGCTATCAACGGACACTATGCTAAGGCATGGGCTAACTGTATTAGCTACTGTCACGAGGTGCTAGGGCCAGAGTTTGGTGTGATCTTTGTGAGGCTTGCTACTGCTAAATATCCTGAGCTTGAGGATACGTCAGAGTATCGAGACTATAAAACTACCAACCAAGATTTATTTATCAACAACCAATAAGGGGTACAACATGGCTACATTAAGAGAAAAATGCATACTCGTTAAGCTTAAGGTCAAAGAATTTCCTAACAAGAAAAATGACCCTGCTCTTACTTGCAAACTGGCTAACCTAGTTAAAGCAGACCCAAGCGCACTTGAGTCTAAGAAAACTTTGCTCGACTGCCCTGCTATTAAAGAGCTGAGCAAGATCAAGGGTGACACTCGAAACAACATAGTGAACCGACTAGGCTCACCTTTTGAGGTAGGCGAGCGCATCATGGCTAACGCTCTCATGGATAAACTTGAGCATGAATACGCCATCGCTAAGCAGGCTTGGGATGATGCTAAGCATCAGCTCAAAGATCAGATTGAATCAGCCGTACAACGTGCTGAGCGTAGGCTAGGGGATGCCTTTGATCCTGATGACTACCCTTCTGTCGAAGAGATTGTTGGAAGGTTTAGTATGAAGCTGACCTATAGACGTGTCCCTGATACTCATGACTTCCGCATCGACAATCTATCTCATGACCGCAACGAGAAGTTACGAGTGGACATACAAAATGATGTAGATGACTGCATCAATGACGCTATGAAGTCTGTCGAAGATCGCTTGGTTGATACTGTCAGCCACTTAGGTGAGGTCTGCGCTAAGTACGGACACGATGCTAAGGGCAAGGTGATCGGACGATTCAAGGACAGCACCGTAGATAAGGTCACTGAGTTAGCTGAGCTTCTGCCTCACCTCAACATCACTGACGATCCACGCATAGCCAAGGCTGCTACTGAGCTTAAGGCTAAGCTGTCTAACATTACCCCTGACAAGATAAAGAATAGTCTGGGGGAGCGTGAGAGGATTGCTGCGGATACTAAATCAATTCTAAATAACCTTGGAGGTGTCTATGGGTAACCTAATTACTAGAGCTAAGTCGATGCTGTTAGTGCGTCATGCATTCTTTGCAAGCCTCGCTCTTAACCTTGAGTATATCGAGACAGAAGAGACTGAGACTATGGCTACCGATGGCAACACTATCTATTACAACCCTGCTTGGGTAGCTACTCTTGAGCTTATCGAGATCATGTCTGTCATTGCTCACGAGGTGTTGCACGTTGCCTTCTGTCATCACCTGAGGCGTAACGGTAGAGATCAGGACAGATGGAATAAAGCCTGCGACTATGCCATTAACTGGATACTCGTAGAGTCTGGCGTATTCCGCCTGCCTGAGGGTGGATTGATTGATGAACAGTACAAGGGTATGACTGCTGAACAGATATACAACAAGATGCCAACAGAGGACGAGGAGGACGATCCTAGCGCAGGCTCTGACCCTCTGGTAGGTGAGGTCTGGGATGCCACTAACGATGAAGGCGAGCCTCTCACTGAGTCTGAGAAAGCCTCTGAAGAGATGAAAGCCCAAGCTACTGTGTCTGAGGCAATGGACGCAGAGAAGCAAGTCGGCTTAGGTGAAGTGGATGCCGCAGTCAAAGAGGCTTTAGACGTTAACAAGATAGACGAGGTCGCATGGTATGAGCAGCTCGCTCAGTGGGTTACTCAGTACATGATCTCTCGCTCTAGCTTTAACACCCCTGACCGCAGACTGTTGCACACTGGTCACATCCTGCCTGCTGCTACACGAGACCCAGAGTTCCATCTCGTGTTTGCTTGGGATACCTCTGGCTCGCTCACTGATGAGCTAACAGGAATGATCAAGGCTCACATCAATAACGCTGTACAGGCTCTTAACCCTAGCACAGTAGAGATAATTTACTGCGACACTAGAGTGAGGGAGAGAAACACTTTCTGTCGCACTACAGGTGCTTCACCTATCGAGCTAGACATTAACCCTGTAGGCGGTGGAGGTACTCGCTTTGACCCTGTCTTTAAATACATCTCTGATGAAGACATAGAGACTGACTGCCTAGTCTATTTCACTGACGGTATCGGACAGGTCAACGTGACTGAGCCTGACTACCCAGTCCTATGGGCAACCACACAAACTACCCCTGACTTCTCAGCAGGAGAATTTGGGGACAGTGTAACCATAAAATAATCAACCACTAAGGAGGTCATATGACCCTTACAAACTTAAAACTATTTCAGCAGGCGCTTCTGCTTGCTGTCACCGCACCATCCAACAGGGTGGATGCAGCCATTGAACTAGCGGATCATTTCCGATCCGCTTGCACACCTGAGGAGGTGGAGCAAGCTAAGAAATATGTCGAGGAGGCTATCTCATGACGGATGAAAAGAAAGATCAAGTACAAGTTGAATGCACCACAGAGGAGGCCGAAGCAATAGAGAAGGTTATCCTTAATGCGTTACAGGAACATAACAATCCCAATGCTATTGCTGTCATCATTGGACTCTCTAATGCCTTGCTTACAGCAGCAGTACGAGCGGGGATGAGGAAGGTAGATTTCTTTCTCTTACTACGAGAGGGATGGGAAATATTTTCAGCTATGGGTGAGGCCGACAGGCTTAACATTGAAGACAGGAAAGAACAACCACACTGGAAAGAACGGGGGAATTTACACTAATGACGGGGAACGCTAAGGTAAAATTTAATTTAATCAACGGAGCAAAAAAGGTATTTGCTTTTCAAGTGAAGGGCAAAGGTGTTGATCACATAGAAAACAAAGTATCTGAGTTTGCTGAGATACAAAGATATAAATACGGCAATCAGATAAAAATGCTAGTATGGGAGGTGCAGTTTATAGAGTAATCAAGCGGGGGATGGTTGAGCGGTGATGGCGTGACACCGTTTAAGAGGCGATGACTCCCCGCAAAATTTATCTCCTTGGTTGTCCCTCATCACGCCATTTAATTTAAAATTAAATCAGAAACAATCCACTCTCCTGTTTTTACATAGCCATCACCAAGGACAAGCTCTCGTGATTCCCTTGTTGATAATTGGTCTGTAACCCTCTCCCTTTGCTGATACAAGATCAGCGAGCCATCATCCTGCCTAATTTCTTTTACTGTGATTACCTTACAGTATTTCAATTCCATCTCGACTCAGAGATAAAATCCAAACACTCAGTTAGCTTATCCATATCTCGCTCAGGGTAAACATCTTGAATGACCACCTCATGTATTATCTTGCTGTGATCAAGCGATAGTTTTTTATTTATAGATTTAACTAAGCGCGAGTAAGGAAAGTAATAAACTTTGTCCTTCCTAACTGTGCCAGAGGAAGCACCGATACTATCATAGCTATAGCTACGAACGTACATCTGTGACTTAGC